AATAAGCAGGAATTGCTTCCTAGTAGTCCTTACTACAAAGCTATAACAAAGCCCATACTCTATCCAAACAACTATATGACATTCAGTTTTATCAAAGCCTGGTGTCAGGTTCAGCTAGATCTGTGTGGCAAGGCAGCTATTTTGAAGGTAAGAAACAGGCTGGGAAAAGTGTGGGAGCGGTGGCCTCTGGATATGAATCATTACCAGGGAACAGATGGCTCTGAGAATAACCCTTTGAAGCCCCCCAACGGATTTAAGTTCAAAATTGAGGACGAGTTATATATCTTTCCTATAGCTAACATTATCTGGTTGCGTTATCCCCATCCAGAGAGTTTATGGGATGGGTTCTCACCTATCCAATCCCAAGCATATGCTACTGATATAGATTACTACCTGGAAGTGTACGAGCGGGGTTTTTTCAAGAACTCTGCCAGGGTGGATTTTATTTTGGAGCATGAAGGCAATCTGGATGAGGAAGGTGCGACTAGGCTTAAGGATCAATGGGTAAAAGCATATGGTGGATATGATAGATCGTATCAGCCAGTAGTCGCATCCGGTGGGCTGAAGGTAGTCCCTATAACTATGAGCAACAAAGACTTCCAGTTTATAGAGACTGCCAAGTGGACCAAGGAGAAGATCTTATCTGCCTATAGAGTGCCTGAAGGCAAGCTGGGTTTGTTTGAGGATATCAATAGGGCTAACCAAAAAGGGATAGATATTGCCTTTAACGAGGAGGCTATTGCTCCTAGGTGCAAACTGTGGGATGTGGAGGTTACTAAGCAGCTCATATGGGAATTCACGAATTTAGTCGAGATGAAGCACGACAATCCTGTTCCTAGAGATAGGGAAATGGACCTAAAGGAATTGGAGCTGAGGGGCAATGGTGTCCCCATAAATACTCCTAACGAATTGCGTGTCTGGTGGGATGGTAGGAAGCCTGTGGAGGGAGGAGACGTAATTCTTATTGATAATAAGCTAATACCTCTGGGGATGGCTGGTGAGATAGAAGACCCAGAAGGTGGTGGAGATCGGCCTGGTTCTGGTTCGGATGATCCTGAGTATGATCCTGAGAATGATCCTGGTGGGGATGAGTCGGATAAGGCTGTTACTAGAGTTATGGAGAGGGCTATACGCCAGATTGTAGTTGACTATGATAGGGCTTTAGCTAACACGAATGGGTGGTCTTACGATAAGGCTGAGGAGTATGCCCAGGAGAGAGTAGAACGTACATCGTTGGGTAAGGAAGTAAAAAGTTTATACATAGATAGTATTAAGGATGGTTTGAGTAGGGATAATTTTAAGGGCAGATTGCTGGAATTCCTGGCTGGAAAAGTGTACAGGCGAGTTCGGAAATCAGAAAACAATACGGTAAAGGTTCCTACAGATAAGGAGTAGGCAGATGGCTTATAAAATTATGCAGAAGGGGAGGGATGGGATTCTTAGGGAAGTTGTTCTTCGTGGTGAGACTGTCATGGGGTCTGATTTTGATCCAGGAGATCTAGAGCTGAAGCAGTTTGACGATGAGGAGAGATCGTTTACTGCTGTGGGTAGCACGGGAAACCCTGACAGAGTAGAGGACATCGTAGACCATAAGGGGTGGGTCCTAGACAACTTCATCAAGAATCCGGTAGGTATGTGGGCTCATGACTATAAGCAGTTGCCCATCTTCAGAGTTCCTGAAATAGAAGTGAAGCCTAGGGCAAAGAAAATGGTGTTTCGTGCCGTTTTCGATGATCATGAGTTTGCGGATGCTGTGTATCAGAGCTACAAGAAAAAATTTATGAAGGGTTTTTCTGTAGGATTTCTACCGTTGGACTACGAGATGCGTAATAGGGATGAGATGACTGATGAGGAAAAATCTAGGGCTGGGTTCTGGGGAGGAATGCACTTCAAGAAGCAGGAGCTTCTAGAGATGAGTGCTGCCCCTATTCCTATGCATCCAGACGCATTGGCTGACATCAAGGCTATGGGTATTCCTACTGAAGTTGAGACCAGATGTGTCTTCCCCTCTGTTAAGTCTATCATGCCTGATGGAAGACAGTGGTTTCCCCTGGAGAACCCTGTGGAGTTTACTGAAATAGCTGTCTATTCCCTAGACGCTGGGGTTAAAACTGTAAATGGTAAACCTATGGAGAAGGGTGATGGGGAGAATATGATAGCTAGGGCCATAGGATATCTCTTCCCTAAGGATTTCGAAGAAGATAGAATAGCAGAATGGTTGTCTAAAAGTGGTCTATCGGATAATAGGATCAACACTCTGATAGGAACATCTACTGCTAGCTCTATGGGGTTGGAGATAGGAGAGAACGGAGAATTTAAACTGAATTTGGATGATGATGTGCAGTCTTCTGAGACTGCCCATGTAGGTGTAGAGTTTCCTACTAGTACGTCTAGCTCAGATGATACTGGGGACAATGTAGAAGAAGTTGTTGACAATACGGAAGAGGTGTTGTTAAAGATAAGGGAACCTGAGAGTATGGTCCTAGAGGAAGGTGCTCTTATAATCAACACTGAGCTAGGACAGATTACTTTCGATGCGGAGAAGCTAAAAGAGTTTGGTATAGAAATTAGTAAAGAGGTACTTCTTAACGTGGCTGATAGAGATAGATTTGAAAAGGCTATATACACTATAGCCACATTGCTAGAGAAGAACTATAAACAAGAATCCGTTCCTGAACTAGATGTTCAGCCTGACGAGGAAGAAGCTGTTCTTGCTGACGTTGGAGTGGTACTTGAATCTATTCGTGACGAGGCTGCTACTGCTACTGAGATTATGTTAGATGATGGGATTACCGTGGATGCTGACAGTGACGAATTTTCAGATATTATATCTGAAGTCCTTACGGAGCAACTGGGGGCTGCTGTAGGCGATGTAGTTAAGCGCAAAATGCGGGAAGCCTCTGGTAATCTGGAGTAAAGGAGGGGTTCTGTATGGATCGTGAAAAAATTAAGACTATCCTCAATGAGCTTATTGGGGGACAGCTAGGAGCTATGGTGGCTGCTGATGATTCTCCTCTTAGGAAAGCCATAGATAGTGCTATTGCAGATGCAGTAGGTGAGCTACAGGAGACATTAGCTGCTACTCCTACTCTTGGTCAGTCTAATGGTAATACGAGTGACCAGATGATTAGGGAGATGCTCCCCATGTCGAGGAGTATGGGCGGTCAGATGATCGCTACTCCTCAGGGGTCTATCCTGGATCTCAGTAGGAAACATGCTCCTTGGATAAGGTGCTCTGAGGAAGTGGCTGCATGGGCTAGAGATTTTAGCCAACTCCTGGCTAGCAAAGGTACTAAGGTAGGGAAGACTCTTCAGGAATCAACTGACCCCCAAGGTGGGTATCTTGTTCCTGAAGAATTTCGTGCTACCCTGTTGATGTACGATGCCGAGCCAGCAGTAGTGTGGCCTAGAGCTACCATTTGGCCTATGACTACAGACAAGCTGGGAATGCCCAAGTTGGCCCAGCGCCCCGATGGTATAGCTGGTGATGACTATGACCATCATGCAGGGGTTATTTTTACCTGGACAGAGGAAGGTGGCACTAAGACAGAGACGGAACCCACTTTCGAATTCATTGAGCTAATCGCTCACGAATTGAGTGGGTACACTGCGCTCACCAACATCCTCATTGCTGATAGCGTCATCAACATCATGAACTTCCTTACTGCCCTTTTCCGCTCAGCGTGGATCTGGCAGACTGATAAGGAATTCATTAGAGGTGATGGTGCCAACAAGCCTCTGGGTATCGTGAGTGACCCCCTTGTTCTTACCGTTAATCGGCAGACTGCTGGTACAGTTACCTTCACCGATGTGAACAACATGAGAACTACACTCCCCAGTGTTTTCGATGCTGGAGCAGTATGGTTGCTCAACAAACAGGTAGAAGGTGCTCTCAGGAATGAGAGGGATACTGGCAATGCTCTCCTCCTACAGGAGTTCTATAGCAACCTGGCAGATGGGTACGTTCCTCAGATGCTTGGTTATCCTGTTATCAGGGCCGATGGGAAGACTTACCCGATGGGAACCAAGGGTGATGTCATCTTGGCTAATCTGCGCTACTACTATGTCGGTGATCGGCAGAACTTTACCATGGACAGTAGTACTCACTATCTCTTCCGTAGTAACAAGACTGCGGTGCGGGTGAGTGGTCGTCTGGACGGGCAGTGTTCTATTCCCGAAGCCTTCGTTGTCCTAGACGATGTTGCTACCGCTAGCTAATAAGGGGGGTGAATAACTATGAGTATGAAGCGTGATAGGGTAAATAATGAGAAGATTATCCCCTTCGTGGTTCCAGCTACGTATACTACCAACACTGGTATTATCACGGCTAACTGGGATACGATGCACGGGAGATCTAACCCCACCAACATGCTCCTCACCCTCATTATGGGTACTTGGGGAGCAGGTGGTGTAGTAACGGTAAGGGTTCAGCATTGTGCCACCAGTAACGGTGTGTATACTACCCATAAGACGCTGGCGAATGCCACCCAAGCGTCCGGTATTGCCTGTTGGATTGCTCAGGTAAGTGACTTCCAGAGGTTTGTTAGATTGAACTTCGATGTGACAGTCGCCTCCTGTGTGCTCTGCATCATAGGTAATCTGGCTAGGGGTCGTAGAGAGCCTGTTACTCAGGAAAACGTGGCTACTCTGGCTGTCACCTAATAACCCTTCTTTCCCTCTGCCTAGTAGCTTTTTCAGTGCTAGGCAGAGGTTTATATATTTTTGGGGTTCCTAGCGGAGGTAGTTATGTCTACAATAGAAATAGAACTTATGGATAGATCTCTAATTAGGAGATACGGTAAGAGGACAATAACTGTATCTATGTCTGACGCAGCAAGGCTGATAAAGCAGAACAAGGCAAAGGCTAGAGCCACAGGATTTGATGGACCCCCAGTTGACAAGATGATAGGAAGTCCCCCTGCTGCTAAGGGGGCAGCTTTATTAGACCCTTTGTCCGTAGCGGAGGAAGAGCCCAAGAAAAAGAAGAAAAAGAAAAAGAAGACTTCCTCCCCAGACCCCAATGGTACGGACAGAGTGAGTATTGCTATAGAAAAGTAGCTTGGGTTCAAGACGCAGAAATACTAGGTGGAGCTGAATTATCCAATCTCCAGGTTATTCGTAGGGGAATAGAACTTGGATTTTCCATAAAGGTTATTACTCCACAGTCTTTTGACAGAGACTGGGTAGCATCTTCTGATTTCATCATATTCAA